ACTCCAGCGAGCTGCTTCGGGCTTCCAAGCTGGGTCCTGTCCTGTTCGGCATCCGTTACGGAAGCTGGCCGGCCTGGGCTCACTACGATGGGCATACCCGGCCGAAGCCCTGGGCGCGTCCGTATGATAAGGCTGGACGCAACCAGTTCGATTGGAGTGGCTCTCACGCTTGCGGTCTGTTGGGATACCGAGCTGTCCGTGATAAGGCGGGCAAGTTCATTCGCAACGACTGCTACGTGTCCGAGCCGAACCACAATTCCGCAAACCGACCGGAGAATGTCGCCTATGACATCGTGACGCAGAGTGATCTGGCCAAGGCGTACTACGCCACCAAGAAGGTGCTTGGCTGGACGTACACGATGGCATTCATTCCCACCCGCGTTCCCACATTTCCTGGAGGATTGGACTGATGACCGAACAGAACCTGCCGGCAGCCCCCACCCCCGGCGACGACCCCATCTCCGCTGAGGATGATGATGCCACAGTGCCGGAGAGGGTTCCGGTCGAGGAGCGCATCACCGCAGTTGTCGAGGAGACCAAGCTCGCCGACGAGGACGATGTCGACGAGGATGTCGAGGACGACGAGGAGCTCGACGAAGATGAGGACGAGGATGCGTGATGGCTGAAGAGCCCGTTCCTGCTGAACCACAGACAGGCGTCACTGGAGCTCTGACTGACGGAACTGGCGTCTCCGCTCTCACGCCTACCAAACTCGTCAAGGACCTCGTGGCAGACATCCTGCTCGGTGGTGCTGCTGCTCTTGTGGGTGCTCAGATTCTCGACGTGGGTGGTGCTATCGCAGCGCCAGAGGTGGCTGCGTTTGCTGTCACCGGCGCCGTGATCCGGGCTCTGTACCGCGCTGCTCTTCGCTGGGCAACGACGGAGTAGCCCTACCAGATGTTGGCGAGCTTGGCCTCCTTTGCTCGTCAATGAGAGGAGCTCGGTCTATGCCGCCAGACTGAGTTCTTCGAACATATTGGGCTGCTCTGAGTAGGATTTCAGGATTCTCTTGGAGCAGCCCAATAGCGGTGTTACAAGCATCGCAAAGGACACCACGAAACTGACCAGTAGTGTGATCATGGTCCAGACGAAGTTTGTCAGTACGACCACAGATCTGACAATACTTAGGAAGCTGATGATATTCAGCCTCCGTCAGATTTACCCGTTTCAGTTTTCTGCGGAGACGGCGACGATAGTAGGCTTCATTCTTTAGCTTTGGTTTAGGGCCACCACGCCGTTGTGTGGCAGCTCGGCTGCGGCATAGCTTACAATCATTCAGGCGGTATAGGTACTTCGGTCCGATTAGCCCGAACTTCTCGACGGGCTTCAATTCGTTGCAGGACTTGCATTGCTTGTTCTGCGGTGTAGATGACAAGGGCGATACCTCCCGCATCTCGAATCTTATGTATGGTATACGCTTGCAACGCAGTGGGCTTCTTGGTAGCATCTCGTTTCACCTCGAAGGCAACGAACCTTCCATGGTAAACTCCGATGATATCAGGAATGCCAGCGAGTTGCATTGGCGATCCATGGATCTTGAACCAGAAGCCGCCCCTCTTACGTAGTTGTTCAATCGTCTTCTTGACGATGACTCGTTCGAGGGGCGGCTTCTGTGTGTTCATCTAGATATCGTCCAGATCGAGCTCTTCGGTGGTCTCTTCCTCTTCTGCTTCCTCGGTCTCGGATTCCTCCTCGTCCGTGGAACCGGTATCCTCGTACTGCTCCTTCTTGAACGTGGCCGCGATCTGGGACTTGACCTTCCCGTTGTACTCGTCATCCTCGAGGGTTGCTCCGACGAGGCGACCGGACTTCGCGATCGTCTGGAGCGGCAGGGCGACGGAGCTCTTCGGAACGGTGATCCCCATGTCGTCCAGGAGATTCCGGAGACTCCACAGGCCGTCCGGCTTGAGAGTCGTGTTCGTCCAGATGCTGCCAGCGTTGGCGTGCTTCTCGGGCTTGGCGATGACGAACCGCCAGCTGAGATACTTCGAGGTCTCGTCATCCTTCTTGGACTTGAGCTCGACTCCCACCACCTTCAGGAGGTAATCTCCCTCCGGAACGTGGGCTGCCTTGCCGCCTTCACGGCGATCCCCGACCCCGGAGAAATCGACCGTAAGCTTACTGGGTGTCGGCATGAGTTGTGTTGCCTCCATAGATGCGATCGATGAAGCCCTGCAGAGCCCCATCTTCTGGGATTACTTCGACAGCTCGTAGCTGCTTGAACCGGTTTCCGGATACGTATTTCGGAACAGAGCCCAGCAGCATTCGTCGTTGCATGATCTTCTTCGTTACTCCCTTGACCTCCTTCTCAGCTTCCCGAACGTAGATTCGTCCGATGATGTTGGTGGCAGAAAGAAGAACTGACCGCGGTGCCGGCGAGAGCTCCGGATGAGTCTCGATCAGTGTGTTGCCTTCCTCATCGTCGTCTGTGGAGGTCTTCTCCTGGGCGGTGAAGATGACGTGGTATGGCAGGTTACGGAACTTGATGATAGCATCCTTGAGCATCTCGCCTAGCTTGAGATAGCTCCGCCGGTCCGGCGTGAGAGGATCCTTCGTCATGTCCCGTTCTGTGTCATCCTTGAGTACCCACTTCATGCCCACAGAGGCGAGCATCGTAATGGTGTCGATGACGATAACTTCGTACTCGTGCTTCCCGTTGCGGAGCATCCAGTAGATGGGATCGAGGTCTTCCCACTTGCTGACCTGATAGATGTCGACATTTTCCTTGTCGGCCACCGAGTCGAAGCCATGCTCGTTGCAGTCGATGATCAGAGTCTTGAGATTGGAGGAACAGGCGAACATTGTCTTCCCGACTTTGTTCCGCCCGTAGAGGCACATCTTGAGATGACGTTCGACTTCCTTGACGGATTTGATGTTATCCGCCGCGGTGAGGGCTGATTGGTCTCTACTCGTCTTCGTCGGTTTCGTCGTCGGTTGCAACGCTATTGCCATGGATGACGTAATCCTCTTCTGCGATATTGAAGCTAGTTTGCCGCATCATGGTTGTATCGAACCCGTTGAGTTCAGCCCGGCAGATATCCTGATACTCGCAGCGGACGCAATCCCTCGTGATGGTCCGGGTCCACCGCTTCGTCTCGTCAATCCTCTTGACCACAGAGAGGGTGTCGAGAAGAATGTTCTTAGTGACCTCTTCCTCACGAGACAGCTTGTACCGACGAAGGAACGGTGATTGCCGAGCCAGTGGCTTGAGCATCTCGCTGAAGTCGTTCGGGTCGTATCCATTCTGCTTGAGGAATCGGTACGCGGTAGGGTAGTCCGTGACGATCTTGCGCTTGCTGAGCGAGCCGTCCTGATTGAGCTTGGGGACGGACGGCGGCTTGCTCTTGACGTAGTTGTAATAGACCCCAGCGATGTCAATGCCGAACTGCTGCTTGGCAGCCCAGGGGTAGAGCATCAGCTGTGGGTCCATGCCGTGGAACGATGTTGGCTGCGGGATCGTACTCGCTGTCTTGTGGTCCCAGAGCCACAGGGAGCCATCGTCGTCGTCCCGCATGATCAGGTCTAGCCTGCCCTTGAAGACGAAGTACTTTCCCTCTATCTTCAGAGGTGTCTCCACCTCGAGGATTTCTTCGACCATGTACGGAGTGAAGTGGTCATTCCGGTAGTACCACCGGTATGAGTCCATGATCCGTTTGACGAGAACCGGGAACGGAAGCCCCGACTTCCCCCGCCCTGCGGCGAGTTCCTTCTTCTCCTCGTCGAAGAGCTTATCCCACTCCTTCACGTACTCATTGTGGCCGATCGTCCAGTCGCCATCGCGGTAGTGTGTTTCCAGGGCTGCGTGAATCCAGGAGCCGAGGAACAGAGGTCGTACTTTCCGCTTGGGTTCGAGAAGTTGATTGTACTTATAATCAAACTTCTTCGGGCATTGGTTGAAGATTTTGATTCTGGACTGGTTGAACGAGATTCGTTCCAGTCCCTCATGTCCGTCGTCCATTAGTATATATTATATGTCATCTGAGAACCCCTGTCAATCTTCTTTTTCTAGGCCGTTCTCCAACCATGCTTTGAGTTTCGCCTGTTCCTCCTCATAGATGCAGGCGTAGATGATGGAATAAACCGCCATATCTTCCGCCGTGTCAAGACGTGATTCCCCGACCTGATCGTTGTCCGGATTTCGAGTGAGCGATTGTAGGCGAGCGAACTTGTCCGAGATTCGGACGAGCACTCCGGTTGATGCGGGGATTCCGAAACCTTCTGCGTGTCTGAAGTTGGCCCATGCGTCGGGGTTCTCAGCTCCCGCGTACCCAGCGTTCTTCTTCTCAAAGGTATCCAGGATTCGTATGACCTTCGACCGAAAGGCTTCGCGTCCATCAATCATCAGAAGTGGCAAACTTTGCAATGTGGATCAAGCGGAGCCGTCAGAAAGATCAACGGTTGCGCCATCGTCTTGATCTTCATGTGCAAGTACTTGCCGCAGTTGGTGAGGTAGGTGTCGTTGATCTTGGAGTCGATCTTATGGATCGGGCCAGTGAACCCCCAGACGTTCGGACCACGGGCTGCGAACTCGCCGACGTGATCGTGGTCCACAGGGCAGATCGCGTCGACGGCTAGTGCATATGTCATCATTCGCCCCAGTGCTGGCTGACGGTTACATCCGCCTCGATGGGAATAGTCATCGTGTAGCCGAAGAGTTTCTTGATGGGCAAGTTCTCCATAGTCTCCTTCACGATGGCTGCGACTTCCTCGGCCGCTTCTTCACGGACCTGGAACATGATGGAGTCGTGGACGTTGCCGATGATCTTGGCTTTGCGGGGGTCAAGCCGTTCGTGAAGGAGTACCATCGCAAGAACGGTAAGGTCACTTGCGAAGCCTTGAACCGGCGAATTGATGGCTTCCCGTTCGGCTTCAGCTTGAACTCCTTCATCTGTAGAGAGAATCGTTGGCAGATGCCTCACCCGCCCTGTGGGGGATTTCACATACCCCAGATTCCGAACGAGCCGTCTCTGGCGATTGTGCCAGGGTTCGAGCCCCTTGTACTGCCTGAAGAAGGCATCACGGTAAGCCTTGGCTTCCTCGAGTGTAACCTGAATCCCGTAATTCTGATCAGCGTACGCTCTGAACTTCTTGTGCCACATGCCGTACAGAAAGCCGAAGTTGACAGCTTTCGCCATCTTCCTTTCTTCTTTTGTGATTTCTTCCCTGGGCTTTCCCAGGATTCTTGAAGCTGTTTCAAAGTGCGGGTCACCACCCTCTTTGAACGTTTTCGTGAGCGCTTCGTCCCCGGAAAACATAGCAGCAATTCTGAGCTCGACTTGCGAAAAGTCAGCCTCCACGAATCGCCATCCAGGTCGCGTGCCAATGATAGAACGAATGAGTAGGTTTCTTGGCACCTGTTGCATGTCAGAAGAAAGGCGCCCGGTGACGGTCCCCGAAATGTTGTAATTGGTGTAAAGTCGTGGTTTGCGAGCAGTTCCAACTCTAATGAGCCAGTTACGAGTATAGGTGTTCTCATACTTGGTCCACCGTCTGAGCTCCATAAGAACGTCCATCGCCGGGTGAGATTTTCTCAGAATGAGCAAGGCCGCTTCCGCGGTCGACGGCTTGCCCTTAGGAGTATGAAGCGGAACCTTCAACCCCAAGTGTTCGTAGAAGAACCACCCCAGTTGCATCGGCGAGCCTGGATTGAATGAGGCCCGTCGATCCTCCGGTACGTAACTGAGGAACTCTGTGCGGTACTTCTCGATGTTAGCTTTGATTTCCTTGTGCCTTGTCCGAAGTCGTTCCATGTCCAGCGGGAACCCGACCGTCTCAATCTCGGCGAACGCCCGGCAGGCTGGCATCGTCAGCTTCATGAAGAGCCGTGCCAGCTTCGGCTGTTTCTTCAATTCATCCCTGAAGATATGATACAGCCTGAGGGTGTAGTCGGTGTCCTTGCCGTTGTAGATGGCTAGCTTTATGAGTTTTGGGGCGGAGCCCCCGAAGCTAATACCGGCCTCGTATTCATCTGCATTCAGGTAGGTGCGAGCCAAACTCTTGAGTCGCATCGACCGGTTCTCATTGAGCAGATGTGCCATTAGCATCGTGTCTGCGTGAATGTAGATTGGCGATCCCTTGGCGGCCAGCCACTTCGCGTCGAACTTCGCGTTGTGTCCGACCATCCGCTTGCCCTTCAGAGCCACAGCCAGTGCCGAATAAACCCGATCGATCGGAATGTCCCACTCGACCTCGGGATGCTCGATCGCTACGACGAAGGACTTTCCTGCTTCCCATGTGAAGGAGCAAGTGTAGATGATTCCATCTGGTGCCCACGATTCCAGTCCGCCTTCTTCGCGCCCTGTGGACGATCCAGTCTCAACATCGAACGCAATCGGGTCCTCCACAGACGCGAGCATCTGACAGAGCTTAGCCAGTCCCTTTGCTGATCTAACCAGTGTAGTTTTAGTTTCCGGGCGGGAATCTTGTCCCTGCACCAGGCGGACAAAGGACAGTAGGTCGGCCCTGAAGATGCCCTCGTGCGCGGGATTTCGCAGGACGGCGGCCGGATGGACCGTCGGTAGGGCGATGCGGCCCCCTGCCAACTTGATGGGGACACCATGCTTGGTCATGATGCCCGTCTTACCGGTTACGGCTTGGAGCGCGGAGTTTCCAAGGAGTAGTAGAAACTCAGGCTGTACGATTTCCAGTTCTTTCTCAAGGTAAGTAGAGCAAGCCTTGAGCTCCCCTTTGGTTGGGGTTCGATTATCCGGCGGTCGACAACGCGCAGCATTCGTGATGTAGATTTCGTCCCGGGATAACCCGACCTCCCTGAGAATTCGATCGAGGTACTGGCCAGCCACCCCTTGAAACGGACGCTGAACGTCATCCTCACGGGCGCCGGGGGCTTCACCGATGACCATGATCTTTGAAGGGACGGGTCCATCCCCAAGAAGGCAGACAGTGTTGGCTTCTTTGTGGAGTGGACAAAGCGTGCAGTTTTCGTTCCGTACAATGTCCCATACCTTCAATTTCGCCTGGGGATTTAGGACCACTGGTTGACCAAGATGGTATCTTCCAAGAGCTTTAGTCCTTCGGTGATGCGGTAGGGTTCCTCGTATACGAGACGAACAATCCCGGCGTTGAGGATGATCTTTGCGCAGTTGAGGCAAGGACTGTGTGTGCAGTAGAGTGTAGAGCGATCTGTTGCGATGCCAGCTCGAGCAGCGAATGCGATGGCGTTACTCTCTGCATGAACTGTCCGCACGCATCCCTGGTCATCACCCAGCTCACAACCCACGTCGGTACAATGAGGCATCCCAGCAGGTGAACCGACATAACCAGTTGAAACGATTCTTCCGTCCAGAACGATAACTGCCCCGACGGAAGCCCGTTGGCAAGTTCCTCGCTGACTAACAACTGCGGCCACCCTCATCATCATTTCATCGCGGCCGAGGCGTTCCATCACCGAACCTTCAGCATGCGCTGTGTCAACAGATCCCTGGCCTCCTGGTCGATTCGTACTTTCTCTGGCTCGAAGATGTGCAGTGAAGAAACGTGCATGACGAGCTTCACTGCTGTAACCCCTTCCAGTTGATCCGATACCCATTGACCCAACCTCGCTGCCATGTATACATCGTCACGGAAGTGGCGATAGAAGTCGCAGGACCGGATGTAGTAGACGATCTTCAGACGACCGTTGCGGATGAGAAAGTGGTATCCCAACGTGCAAGGTACTCGTTCTCCCAGTTCCGCAGCGGCGAGGTCTTCCGGAAACCAGACCGGGAGATAGGCTTGACGAGTACCTGGGTTACGTCGAAGGATATCGATCAGGTCATCCAGATCCCCGTACGGAAATCGAATCCCCGTACGAACAACTGAGACAGGAACCCCCTCGATCTCCCGGGCAGTCGGCCAGAATCTCTCGGGATAGCTATGTGAGAACCTATCCTCCTTGCGGTGCTCCAGGTTATCCTTCTGTGCGAACGGCCAGCGAACGTGGCTGGGCGGAGGATTCCAAGGCACGCCCGAGACTCGTTCTTGGAAGTGTTCCTCCGCCCAGGGAAGATTAGGTTGTATCTGGGATTGCAAATCAGTTCCGATTGGAATCTCGAAGGATACATCCTCCACCTCGATCGTCTCGGCCTGTGGGATATCTGACCGGATCGCCTGCCATTCCCCCACGTGAACCACAGGGGCCTTGCTCAGTTCGAGGGTCAGCCAATCATGAACTTGGTCAAACGATCCGGTCAGTGATCTCATGGCGTGACGATTACATCCTCTGGGACTTCGATGACTCCGGCCCCCCGTCGACCTTCACCGGTGAGGACCAGCTTGGATGCTTCCTGCGATGTCATCTTGCGGTTGACCCTAGTGTGTCCCATCCAACCCTTGAGTTGGAGGTCCTCCACATGAAGCGGTCGGTAGTCGCCTTCCTGTGACCGCTCGAACTTGGTCTTCCATCTGCGGGCTGCCCGCCATCGGATTTCCTCTTCAGGACGATTCATGTACTCGACGTAGTATCGAATGGCGTCGGGTACTCGTCCATCCTTCTCCAGGAATTCATCAAGTCGACCATAGCTATGAAGAGTTGCAACTGTTTCGACTGTCTTGATGATGAAGTTAGGACAGTAAACCTGGAACCTGATGCGTTCAGGATCCATTCCCATCCTCTCCCCGAGCTTCTTAGCGACGAAGCTAGCGAGAGCATAGTCTGCAACTCCCGAGAACCCCAGGGACTGGGCTCTCGTGTAAAGAGTAAGCATTGGCGGCCGAGGCTGTCGTCTGAACGAGAAACCCAGAAGACAGTTCCCCCATTGGTGGACTGCTTTCTTACCCGAAAAGTTGGGTGGGACAAGTTTGAAGCTCCACAGGGCGTCGTAGGTCTTCACGTTCATGGCGTTGTTCACCCAGGCGTGAAGCGATTCTGTGTCAACATATTGTCCGGAGAACTTGGACCACTTCGTTTGGGTCAGTCCGATTTTACCAAGATCATAGTCGAAGACGGCTGACTTCGATACCATGTGGTTGTTGTGTGAGTGAAGGATGTTGCGCTGGTAGTAGTCGATATACCCGGGCTTGTCCTCGAGCATACCGAAGAAGGCACTCTCCCACATATCCTTGATCGTGGGAAAGGTCTTGATGATCATCCGCGGTCTTCCTCCAGGCGAGCATGAGCCCTGCGCTCATCCTCGATGCGGCGGCATTGCATGATCATCAATTCGACGAACTCGTTAGGTTTGATCATGCCGGTCATGTATAGGATGTTCAGTACAACTGAGACTTCTGCGCGTGTGACTGTGGCCTCTCCAAACTTGCCAACTAGTTCATCCCGCGAGACGGTCTTCTTGTACATCTCCGTCTCGGGCATGGGTACCCAGATCTTACCGGGCACTAGGCTTCGCTCCCTTCACCGAGCTCCCCTTTGATTGCGGAGTATGAACCGGAGGCAGCTCGTTCCCGATTCTTCGCTTGCTTCGCCTGATAGGCCGCTTCGTATTCCTCATCCGTCACGCCGATTGCTGTGAGGATGTTGCCGAGGAAGTGGTTGACGTCGACAATCTCGTCGAGGAGTCGCTCCTTATTGACGAAGGGCTTGTCAACTGCCCAGGGCTTCCAGCTGAACTCGACCCGAGCCTCTGCCATTTCCTGAACCGCTGCTGTCATGTTCCAGTCGATATATGAAGCTACCTCTGCTACCACTGAGGGCGAGCCCAGGCGAAGCCCCGAGATC